TGACTTAAAAGCTATGGTTGATGAGTTTCTAGGTAATAATAATACTAGATTTGCTAATTTTAAAGAAGAGTTTTTACTAGCTGCTGACTTATCTCAAGAAAATATCAGAGCATTAACTAAAGATGAGCTATTTGAAAACGCTTACATTTTATATAGCTATGCTTCATATATCCAAGACGAAATGAATATGCAGAAGATCGCCCTAGATTGGTGCAATGACAAGTTAGACAAGATGGTAGCTAAAAATATAGATGAATTTAACCCATATACTAAACACGATATGCGTAGACAGTTGATTGTAATGAATGACGAATTTGCAAATGCTGTAGATCACTACAGACAGATCGCTCACGCTAGAGTACAATCACTTGAAGGTAAAGTATACGAAGTGAAAAGAAAAGCAGATATACTACTAGAGAAAGGAAAGAGATCATGAGTTTTGACGATTTCGTAAATGGCCTGACTGACAAGCAAAAAGAGCAATTATTAAATGCACTTTCTCCACCAAAAGAAGAGGCTGTAGAAGCACCTAAAGAAAACATTGTAGAAGATTTTACAATGCATAAAAACAAAAGCGACAACGGAGTGAAGAATAGAAGGAAAGAACCTGTAAAGGCTAGACAAAACACATGGACGGACACTGGAGAATTTAAAGAGGTAGAAACACCTAATGTGCAAAGGACTCCTAGAAATAGACCTTCACCAAAAAAGAAAGAAGTTAAGTGCAATGCCTGTGGGAAAACATTCAAGGTAAATGCTAGTATTGTATATGGTGAATATTACAGATGTGAACGCTGCGTAGGAACAAGGTAAGTAATTGGAAGAAAAACTATTTGATATCGGAGCAGAAAGAGCTGTACTAGCAGGATTGCTGCAATATGGCGTAGATGGATACGTAGCAGTATCGGATCTTATTTCTTATGACACTTTTGGCAATAGTAATAATCAAATTATTTACAAGTGTATAGAAAGAATTATAGAAAACGATCAGACAGTAGACGTTGCTTCAATATTGTCTTCCGCAGAACAATTAAACGTATCTGACACTATAAATACTAAGCAAGAGCTAAGATACATAAAAACACTGTTTGATTTTCCAATCAATAAAGATAACATATTTAGTTTTGCTGTACAAATAAAGAAGTTTGAGTTCGCACGTAAGATTAAAAAGCTTACCAGTAAAATACATAAAGATGTACAGAAGATTGATGGAACAGAAAGTATCAACGATATTATTCAGATACTAGAAGATCCTGTAACAGACTTTCTTAGAGAAGACGATGGCGGTGAACATCCAGAAAAGATTGGCGAAGGAGTAGAAGATTATGTCAGATTCCTTGAAGAAAATCAATGCGATATCATTGGTGTACCCACGGGATTCTCTAGATATGACGAAGCCATTGGGGGTGGTCTTAGAAGAAAATGCGTTGACCTTGTATCTGCAAGACCCAAAGTTGGTAAATCAGTATTCGCTGATAATGTTGCCCTTAACGTATCTTCCACCGGAGTCCCCGTATTAGTATTAGATACAGAGATGTCTAAAGAGGATCATCTTAATCGTTTAATTGCTAACATTAGCGGAGTACCTATTAATGAAGTAGCAACAGGTAAATTTGCAGAAGATTCAATCAAGAACGAAAAAGTGCAAATGGCAGTAGAAAAACTATCTACTATACCATATAGTTACGTAAGTGTAGCTGGCAAGCCATTTGAGCAGATTCTAAATATAATCAAAAGATGGATAGTGCAAGAAGTCAAAACAGACGATACAGGAAAAACTAATGATTGTGTGGTCATCTATGATTATCTTAAGCTGATGTCATCTTCATCTATCACAAACAATTTGCAAGAATATCAAGCATTGGGATTCCAGATTACCTCTCTTCATAATTTATGCGTTAAGCTAGACATACCATGTCTATCATTCGTGCAATTAAATAGAGATGGAATCACAAAGGAAAGCACAGACGCTGTAAGTGGATCTGACCGTTTAATATGGTTATGTACTTCGTTTACAATATTTAAATCTAAATCCACTGAAGAACTAGCAGAGGATGGACCCAACGCTGGGAACAGAAAGTTAGTACCAATCGTCTCTCGTCATGGGGCTGGGATGGACGATGGAGATTATATTAACATGGAAATGCAAGGCGCACATGCAAAATTAATTGAATTAAAAACAAGAAATGAATTTAAGAATCAACCCGTTGGTGATACTGGTTTAGTTGACAATGACTCGATAAAGAATATAGCAAATGAACTTACAGCAGATCAAGAAGAAACTGAATGAGAACGCACACTTAGTTTTTGCAGAACTAGGCATGAAGTGTGAAACGTTCTCTGATAATATCTATTCTACGTGTCCTGTACACGAGGGTAGTGATAATCCAAGAGCATTTTCTTTTTCTCCAGACAAGGGGATATGGAAGTGTTGGACTAGGGACTGTCAACATGAATACAGAAATGACATGTTTGGATTAATTGCTGGAGCATTATCAGCAAAAGAAGGTAGAGAGGTAGAGTTTAAGGAGGCTCTAAGTTGGGCTTGCAAAATACTAAATATAAAACAAACCTATCAAAGAAATATACAGCCTACAGAAGAAATAATAGAAGATCCTCTATATGATTTAATAAATATCCTTAATAAAAAGCCTGACATAAATCAACATAAACCAATTAAGATTGACTGCAATGTTTCTACTCCGTCTGAGTACTTTGTTGCCAGAGGGTACAATAAAAAAACAATGAAGTATTTTGATGTGGGAGATTGCTATGATGATGGTATAATGAAAGAGAGGGCTATCATACCAATACATGACGACGAAGGTAAGGACTTAGTTGGAATTATTGGAAGATCTCTTAGAGACTACAGAATACCAAAGTTTTTGTTCAACCCCAAGGGATTTGACAAAAGATATTATTTTTATAATTTTCATAGAGCTATTAAGAAAGTTAAAGAAACATCCTGTCTTTATATCGTAGAGGGTCAGGGTGATGTTTGGAGGCTATATGAAGCTGGAGTTTTAAACGCAGTGAGTATTTTTGGAAAAACTATAACAGAACAGCAGCAGCAGAAACTATTAAAACTACCCATTACACATCTAGTAATCCTAACAGACAATGATCAAGCTGGTAGAGAATCAAAGGTTCAAATTAAAAGACAGCTAGGAAGAATGTACAAGTTGACATTTCCACAGTTACAACACAAGGACATTGGAGACATGAAAGTTAAGGATATAAAGTCTACTATTCTTTCAGGTTTGAAAGGAACTTACTAATATGCAAATCATAGGAATATCAGGCACTAAGCAAGCTGGTAAAAACACAGTTGCAAATTACATCAACGGTAAAATATTAAAAGAAATTAAAATGATTTCCGATTTTGCTATTGATAGTAACGGTCAACTAGAAATATGCACCTCTAATCACACTGGGCAGCAAGGATGGGGAGTGTTTGATGTAACCAGAAAAGATTCTGAATTTGTACAATATGCAGAGATGAACATTTGGCCTTATGTTAAAATATATCATTTTGCTGACTGTCTTAAACAAATGTGCGTTGAGTTGTTTGATTTAAAACCACAGCAGGTCTATGGAACAGACGATGATAAAAATACAATGACGCAATACGGAAAAACAGCTAGAGAATTTTTACAATACCTTGGAACAGACGTAATGCGTAGTATTAAAGATACCATATGGGTAGATTATACTATTAAAAAGATTGTAGAAGAAAGATCTGGAACAGCAATCATACCGGATGTTAGATTCCCCAACGAAGTTGATGCTATACACAGCGCTGGAGGAATTGTAATTAGACTTACTAGAAACCCATATAATAGTAATCACAGGTGTGAACAAGCGCTGAGTAAGGATAATTTTGATTGGAATAAATTTGACCTCATATTAGATAACAATGATTCTTCTTTAGCCAAATTGTTAGAATTACTAGAAAACATACAAAACGTTTGGAGTATTTAATGTTAGTTACCTATGTACGCTCATCTAGTTACAACAACTATGCGTATTGCCAGATGCAATATTTTATAACATACAATCTTGGACATCAATCTAAAAGTGGTAAAAAGGCTGATATGGGGACTATGGTTCACAAGGTAATGGAGGTTTTGGCTGGACTTAAAAAGTATGAACAGGATAAGCCTAAAGTCAAGTTTCTCAAGGTTGATGATGATGCTATTGGTAAGTTTAAATGCAAAAAAGAAGAATTACACACTGACGGTCTAGTAAATCAATTAATTGATCTCAGTATAGATTCTTATGCAAAAAACTCTCCTCATAGCTTCAACAATAAAGATAGGGGAGAAATAGCTACAACGGCTTGGTGTTTTCTCCAGCATAGCGATGGACAGTTTGACCCAAGACTAAGAGATATTCACTATCCAGAACCACATTTTGACATACCTATTGAGGAAGATTGGGCTAAGTTTGAATATGAGCGGGACGGTGAGATGGTTCAAGGACAACTGGCAATTAAAGGAACAATTGACCTTGTAACAAAGATTAACGACGATACAATAGAGGTTATAGATTGGAAAACTGGAAGAAGAATGGATTGGGCTACTGGAGAGGTAAAAGACTACAAAAAACTAGAGAATGATCCACAATTATTATTGTATTACTATGCTATATCTAAATTATATCCAGAGTTTCCCAATAGAATTATGAGTATATTTTTCTATAAGGACAAAGACGGTGATCCTGACCCATCTCCCTTTAGTCTATGTTTTTCTCCAGAAGACGAAGGAAGATTCTTAGAAATGTTAAAAAATAGGGTCGCAGAAATAAGGCAAAATATGACCCCCAAGCCGCTAGATCCTAACAGAAAACATTGGAAATGCAGGAATTTATGCCATTTTTGTAAGACTAAATGGGGCGACACAGACGATAATATGTGTATTTATATAGAGAAGCACTTAAAAGAACACGGAATGGAGAAAACTATTGCCGA